ATGGATCTTCTGATGTTTCCCTTGCTGTCACGGTATTTGATAAAGAAATCTGGAAAATATCTGTGCCACTTATTATCAAGAGGGGATTTATAGGGAATTACTAGTTCTTCACTTCCCCACTCTAAAATGTTCTCGTTAAGATCGCAGTAAACCATGAACTTACGTTCCCACAAACTGCGATAAATAATGTTAAGATGGTCTCCTTTATACTTTTTGATATTGGTAGGTTTATATCTGCCACTGTACGACATAATATGATAGCAATTCCCAGAGGTATTTATTGTGGCAAGGTTCCTGCAGAGAGATAAATTAAATTCAACTCCTACAAGTGATGTGCTCTCTAAATTTGCGAGGGTAGCACAAACCTCTCATTATAAAGTTGAATTCAGAGGTTTTGGTTCTCCAAATCTCTCTAGACTTGCGTCATATTTAAGAGGAAAGGGTGTAGATCAAGAATTTATTGCAAATAATCTTGGTGAATATTGCAATAGAGCAGCAGTTCCAGGAACAAGGTTGTTCACCAAATCTGCGATGGATCAATATCCTGGTATGACACAGAAATTTGCTTATAAAAGGCAGTTTGAAGATTTTTCAATGACTTTTATGGTTGACTATGAATATAAGGTTCAAAAGTTTTTTGAATTATGGCAAGAATTTATTGTGAGTGGATCTGAATCCGCGGATGGTGTATCTCCAACATCTACAAACTATTATTATAGAATGAGATATCCAGATCAATATAAATGTGATAGGATTAGATTGTTAAAGTTTGATAGAGATTATGATAATAATATTGAATACAATTTTATGAATGCGTTTCCAGTGAACATTGCCACTACTCCAGTTGATTACGGTCCATCTAGAATGTTAGAGGTAACGGTTACCTTTGCTTATGACAGGTATGTGTTCGGTAGAATGGATTCCCTTTCCATATCCCTTAGAAATGCTGTAGAACAAGCAAGATCTCAACTGTTAAGTGCTGAAATTCAAAAACAGCAAGTAGGTAGAAATGGTGGGGTTGTACAACCAGAACCTAACGGTGGTCTTTTAGACGGTGTTAACAAAGGAGACCCACAACCTGAGAGATTATCAAACCCAACTGCTAATCGTCAGATGACCAACTAAATAAAATTACGATTTGAGTTTATTATGCCTTTACCAAAAATCGAAGCACCTACCTACGAACTTACTCTGCCATCTTCTGGAAGAAAAATTAGGTATAGACCTTTCCTAGTCAAGGAAGAAAAAATCCTTGTTATTGCTATGGAAAGTGAGAACATGGAGGAGATTTCTAGAGCAGTCAAACAAGTTTTATCAAACTGTATTTTAACTAGAGGGATTAAGGTAGAAAAATTGTCCTCTTTTGATATTGAATATTTGTTCTTGAATATTAGAGGTAAATCTGTTGGTGAGACAGTAGAAGTTCTTCTTACTTGCCCAGATGATGGTGAAACTAAAGTTCCAGTTGAAATTGCTTTGAATGATATTCAGATTCAAAAGAATCCAGAACATACCAACATCATTAAACTAAATGATGAATATTTTATGAAAATGAGATATCCATCATTTGATGAATTTGTTCAGGACAATTTTTCTACCAATCTCGAACAGATTGAAGGTTCTTTTGAATTAATTGCAAAATGTATTGAGCAAGTTTACAACGAAGAAGAATCTTGGGCATCGACTGATCATTCTCATAAAGAAATGGTTGAATTTGTCGAAGGTCTTGGATCTGCTCCTTTTAAAGAAATCGAACAGTTTTTCACAACAATGCCAAAACTGAGTCATACTGTTATGATTAAAAATCCAAATACTGGTATTGAATCTCATGTAGTTATTGAGGGACTGGCAGATTTTTTCAGCTAGGTATGGCTCATGAGAGTCTTGAGTCATACTACAAAGTAAATTTTGCCTTGATTCAACACCATAAATATAGCTTGACGGAGTTAGAAAATATGATTCCTTGGGAAAGGGAAATTTATGTTACCCTCCTCAAGCAATACGTTGAAGAAGAAAACGAGAAGCAGAAGGCTAGCGGAGCATCTTAATGGCAATCAATAGATCCACATTCATGGGGGAAAGAACTAATAGTTCTAGTGGATCTACCCGCGTAATGTCTGCTAGAGATAGTGGTAATCTTGTTAAAACGGTTAATGCCATTAACCTGAACTTGATCTCTATTAATAAAATGCTGCAACAGCAGTATACTGTGGAGACAAGAACAAAGTTACAGCAACAAAGAAAAAGAAATATTGAAGCAGAAAATTTAAGAAGAGAGACCGCAGAAACTGCCTCAGAAACAGCACAAAATATTGGTGGATTTGTTAGTAAAGCACTGATTCAACCATCTAAAAAAATTATAAGTAGTATATTTAATTTAGCTGGGGGATTTATTAAATTTTTTACTTTAACTTTTGTCGGGTGGTTTACTAAAAGTGTTGCTGCATGGTTTGAACAAGATAAAAGTACAAGAGAAAAACAAGTAAAAACTTGGGCTAAAAAAATAACGACAGCAATTGCTATTGCTGGTGGGGTCTTATTGGCAGTGAAGATTGGTATCCCAGTCGTCATGACATTGTTGAGTGCTGTTGTGTCAATGACCGTTAAATCTGTTGCTCTATTATTGAATCCTCTTACATGGAAACTTTTATTAATTGGTGGATTGGGTGCTTTAGCATTTGAAGGTGTTAATAGAGCTGTTGATGAACTTAATCCAGCTAGAAAAGCAGAAAGAAGAACAAGAAGTATTCTTGAAGATAATGATAGAAGAACATTACAAGCAGCTCTTGCTTCAACTAATTCTAGAGAACTGAGAGATGTTGGTGGTGGTCAGATGACTGACATGACTAGAGTCAGTTCTGATCAGTTAGTACCTACGAGTCAAATTCCAAATTTACTGTCCGATACTGGAACGGTTGACTTTTATAGAGAAATTAATGGAAAGTTATCTAAACAGGGTAATTTCTTAATAACGAGAACATCATTAGAAAATAATGAATTTTTCAAAAAAGACCAAAATTTAAGAGAGACAATCTTAAATGCACGATATAGACCAGCTTTCACTGAAGCTGTAGGAGAGGCATATAAAGCAAAACGAGATTTAGATGCAGCCATCAGAGATAATAAATCTTCTACAGAGATAGCAAATCAGAGAAAAGTTTATGAGGATCTTTTAGGAAAAGCTCAAACACTTTATGATAAACTTTCACTCTCTGCTAAGGCAAGTTTAACATCCTCTGGAATAACAAGAAAAACTTTAGGGTCTGCAGACATTTTTGAGCAAGGACCTTTAGAGTTTGCTCTTGGTAAAATTGGAAGAGATATTATAAATTCTCCCCTTATATCATCTATTAGTGGAATGTCAGATAAATTCCAAAAAGAATTAGATTCATTTAATAAAAGGATAGAAGATGCACTTTTAATTAATGTTAATAACAATATTATTGAAGAACAGTTTACAATGGATGAAAATCCTGGTGAAATTCCAGGACTTGGGTCGATTAGTCCTTTCGATCTTACTAATCCATGGATATTTGAAGCCATGAAAACATACGAATTAACTTCGGCGTAATCAAATGTTAATAGATAATAAAACATACACATCTATCAATGTTGGTCTCGTAAACATGAGACGCAATGTTATTGCTATTAGAAAAACATTGCTTTCTAATAGGAAACTTGGAAAACAAATAGATACAAAAATTAAATTACAAGATCAACAATTAAAAGAAACACAAAATAGAGCAGAAGTTGAAAGAGAAAGAGAGAAGAAAAGAAGTGTTCGTATTTCTTTACCAAAACTTTCACTTTTAAATCCAGAACGAGCATTTTCTATTTTAGGTAGCAATCCTGTTGCATCTGTCGTCACATTCTTCTCATTCGCTTTGGTTGGATGGATGCTTAAAGCATTGCCAGCTTTGCAAAATGCCATAACTTCTTTTATAGAAAAAGCACAATCTTTTTTAAATTCACTAACACAGTTTTGGGATAATATAAAAAACTTTTTTGTTGGTATATTTAGACAATTGGGGATTGTGTATGAAACGTTAATAAGTGGTGTTGATTTTTTTGTTCCTGGAACAAAAAAATCGGTTGAAGATAAATTTAGAGAATTGACAAATAGTATTAAAGATCTTATCACTGGCATTCCAAAAAGAGTCGTTAAATTTATTACTGATCTACTTTCACTCAATGTAAAAGTTACACAAAGAGTTAAAAACGGACAAACAGCAGAAGAAGCATTAAGAGAAGAAACCAATGAAAGATTTGAACTCCCACCTTTATTAGAAAGTCCTCTTCAACAAGAAAATAGAGTCCGTGCCGCAGCTATTGGATCTTCTAAATTCATTTCTCCAGCAGGCACTGTAGATAATTATTTTGCACCACAACTTGTTCCAGATTTAAAAGTTTCTGAAAAAACTTTAGGTGAAATTCAACAACTTTTAAAATCAAATACAATTACTGGTGCTGGAGCTTGGGCAATTGATAAAGATACTTTGGATTATCTCTTAGCTTCTGGAACTTTTAAGACATCAGATATTTTTAATTCCGAAATTCAAAGTCAAATGTGGAAGTATTTGACAATTATAAAACTTGCTGGTGTCAGAAATTATTTAAAAACACCAACATCAAATGATCCAAATAAAGAACAAAAACTAGCATCAGTGGCAATCACTCAAATTATTACAGAATTGCCACTATTATTAAATTATGCAGATTCTCCTGCTCAGGGTCGTGATTTATTATTGCAACTTTTAGAAGAATATAAAAAACAATATCAAGACTATCTTAAGACAAGAGTTTCATCTGGAGGATATAAATTTGCTTCTTTGATTAATAATGCTGCTTCTGTACAGACAATTGCCTTAGGTAATGGTAGAAGTACCAAAATTGTAAATGTGAATGCTGAAATTCCCATTCCAAATAGTATGAAGAGACGTATGGCTGCCAGCTTAAATAAAAGTAACGGTTCGTACTCTGGATCAGCACCAACGGTGATTAGAAATTATCCACTGTCAGATACTCCATACACATCTTCACTTTTTGCATAAGTAGGAAATAAAATGTCTGCACCTAATACAAACTTAGTTAGTTTAATTAATGCTTTTTTGATCCCGTCTGCGGCATGGTCTGATCCAAGCAGAAGGCAATCTCTTAGAAACAAACCAGAGAATGGTCCTATTGACATGACTCCATACATCATGGAGATGTATTACTATGAAAATATCTTATCACCTATCATAACTGCAAAGGTCGTTCTTAGGAACTCAAATCCTAACAGAAAACTTTCAAATATGTTTCCTGTTACTGATGGTGATTATATTTTTATTTCATTTGATGCAGATCGAGGGCAAGTTGATGAACTTAGTGGAAACACTCTCGATGAAACTTTTGTTTCATTTACGATAAGAAAATTTGGAATTAGAAGTAGTCCAGTTGGATTAGAAATTCTGACTATAGAATTAATGTCTACATGGTCAGATGTATATAATGCTGCTAAGGTAAATTTACCTGCCTCTGGATTAAAAGAAGGAACTACTTCTGATATTATCAATCAAATGTATAAGGAGATTTTTAATTATCCCTTAGTTAAACAATATAACCCCAACAAATCATCTGGCATAAAATATATTCATCCTAGCATAACAAATCAAACCTATAGTTATAACGGTCTTCAAAAAGCAGATGAGTTTTTGAATTTTGGTCTTTATCTAGCAAGAAATTCAAGTTATACTGATAAACAGTCTGGATTCTTGTTTTTTGAATCTAGGTCTGGTCATTCTTTTGTTTCTATTGACAAATTGATAGACGATGCAAAGAGATTTTACAAGCAAGGTGATAAAAATATAGAAACCTATCGTTATAATGGAATTAACCAAGGTGCAGTAGAAGGTGATAATCAAACAGTTTTATATCTCAAAGGTAATAGTTCTGATGGATTTTATCTTAAACAAACCAGAGTTGATGCTGGTATAAGACAATTCGCATATGATCCAATAACTGGTCAGGCATATGTTATTTTCTTATCTGAAGAAGATGCTCAAAAGGAAAGATCCACTACAAATCCAGAAGAAATTGTTTTAAAAAACGGATCTCTTCCCAGATCACAACCTTATACTGGAAGAGCAATTGAGTTGGGTGAAATCAACAGAAATGCTAAAGACCTATGTAAAATTGAAAATAATTTTCTTTTAAGTGACATGAGGGCAATATCGAGGTATAATTCATTGTACAGTGTTCAAATTAATGCCACTGTAAAATTAAATATCAATCTAGAGGCGGGAAAGTTTATTTACTTAGAAATCCCAGAGAAGATTGCAAAGGAGGAGTGTATTGCTCAGGATGAAATTAATTGGGAGAGTAAAGAATCGAACCTATATATGATAGCAGCTTTATGTCATGCTGTCGGAACTGACAAAGGATACACTTCTCTACTTTTAGTTAGAGACAAACCCAAGAAACAACAAAACTAACCATGGAAAACATCGACCAACACATTCAGAAAGATGAGGAACTTCTGAGTGATCCTACTATTTCACCACAGTCCCGTCGTCATACTGAAGAAGAGTTAGAAGCACTGAAAACATATAAAGAACATCATCCAGAAGATGATCATGATCCCACTGGTTTAGAACTGTATTGTGATGCTAATCCAGATGCTTTAGAGTGTAGAGTATATGACGATTAATCATAATCAATTTCCTTCTATTTGGCATGGTCACATAGTAAAACTTGACGAAGATCAGAATATAAAACAAACTGGATTTGGTGGTAGGTATAGAGTTCGTAGAATCGGCATCGATGATCCCAATGCTGATGTGAAAGATCTGATGTTTTTTTATTATACAAATCCAGTTACTGCTGGAAGTGGTGAGGGTGAGGCAGCAATATCTACTAACTTAAAACAAGGTGATATGGTATGGGGATTTCATACTGACTATCCTCGTAATCAAAGAGGATTTATTGCTGGTGTTTATCCAAGATCTGTTTTGACTCAATATAGTGGAGATGTTATTACTTCTGACACTAGAACAGCAAGTGGTGCTTCTCAAGAGGGTGATCAGACAATGCCATCCCCCAGAAATCTTGGTCCAAAACAACTAGAAAATAAAACCGAATCTCCTAAGAAAAGAGTAGTTGAGGGTGATCCAGGAGATCTACCATCAAACACAGACATCAATAGAAAGGACGCACTTCGTGATGCTGTTCCAGAGGCAACTGGAGCACTTGGAAGTGGAGACACACCAGGAGTTTCACAAAGTATTGTTCCTCCATCACCACCTACTCAAAAAATTTACGGACAAAATTCAAGACAATCAACAGAAATGCTTCTTAATAGAACAGACTATCTCAGTCAATATGGAACAGTAGTTAATGATACACCTACGGCAGAACAACTCCAGCAGTTTGAATCAAATGGCTGGAAATTTACTCCTAATCCAGATGGAATTCCTGGTGGAAAAGTAGAGCAACCAGGATCACTCTTGGGTGGTTAATAAATATTTTCGACGGGAGGTAAAATGACTTATTTAACTGAAGCAAACCTAAGAGTTTGTCCTCTTCCATCATATGATCCTGCATTAGATCCTAATAACACTCAACCCGATTATAGTGGAAATGGTGTGCCAATTCAACTGGCACAGTGTAAAAAGGATCCTATCAAGGATATGATCAATGAGTTTAAAAAATTCATTGGTACTGTGGGTGCTTTTCTTTCAATTCCTGGTCAATTAAGACAAGAAATCTTTGCTTCGGCTGGTATTCTCAAAGAGATCGCAGGCGGTCTTGTATCTGGTTTGATGAATGCCTTAACCAAGAAGTTAAAGAAAGTCATTGAACAAGGAGTTATTGCTTTTCTTGCTGCTACTGGTGGTCTCGGTTTACCAAAACTGATTGCACTTATTCCTGCAATGAGTGCATTGGAAAAAGGTCTTGTCTGTGCATTGAACAAGATCATCAATGGATTGTTTGATACCATTGTTGATATGCTGGCATCTTCT